TTTACTTTTAACTACCTTCATGGTGTTACCACCAACAAGTGCAACTATGTAACCAACGCTGTAACCAGTAATTTCTAACTGATGTTGTAGCTGCATAGCAATATGTTCTGGTGGTTCAATGTTGTCTTCGTCATGCTCAATCCAGTTCTTGCGATATGCCAATGCATCCACATTTTTTATTTCAAGAATCATAGGTTCTTTTTCACTTGTAATTTTGTAGTCAAAAGAACTACCCATTCTTGTTTCTGGGTCACGCATATAGACATCAAACTGTTCTACTTTCATCTTGTATTTCTCAGCAAATCCTAAAGCAATACTGTCCTCAAGATTTCTCCCCCACATCATTCTTTCTGAGTCTGGGACGCTAATTATAACCTTATCTTTTTTCTGGTGGTACAGTTCAAACTCAGTTTGGTATGGGTTAAGACCAAACAATGCTGATACCTCAGTAGAGGTGACATCAAGCAAACGATTTTCTAGCCATGATTGCTTGTCTGTAATTGGATACGATTTTGTAGTCATAGTTCTGGTGTTTGTTGAAAGTTTACATAGTCTTGGTCTGGAACAATTTCCATTTTCCATTTGCCAACGCAATCTTGTCTGCGACCATATCCCCAATTGGGATTTTCTTTGTCGTATTCATAATCAGTTAGCTTGTATTCTGTTTCTTCTTCAAGGCAACCAGACTCCAAGCGTTTACGGCTGCCTTCTGAAAAACAAGATGAAGGCCATACGGTTCTTGTAATAGCCCATCTAATTTCTTTTAGCCTGTCATCAAGTGAGTACTCGCTGTTGGCATATAATTCGATAGTAATTTTTCTCATTAATTTTTCTCCTTCATGTCAAGAATGATTGATAGTATTTTTTAAGAAAATAAAAATGAGGATGCATAAGCATCCCCAAACGATAAACGTGGTCAATTAGATCCTCCGTCTTTCATAGGCAAGAATCTTTCAGTATCTAATGAATTTTTAAATACAAAAGTAACTGAGTTATCTTTGTTTACTTTTATTGATTGAATCCAAAAACCAAAAGGTACTTGCTTAAGCCAATCATTGAAAGTTTCAGAAGTTGATAAAAATTCTGAGTAGGTTTGAGTTGGTATTTGTTTCATGAATACCACCTCTCAGCCCAACTAAATTCAACACCTAGTTTTTCTAGCTTGTCGATAAGTCTGACTGCTGTAGCTCTGACTTTACCGCCATACTGTGGACTAACATCTTCTGCTCTGTCCATAGTGCTACCTGATATGCAATCATCTAGAACCATCTTGTCGATTTCGTCTAGCTCATCGGGTAATTTTTTGTCGTATTCAAGACTTCTATAAATCTTTCTACAACTATCCCAAACTTTTTCTTCGGGATAAACTTTACGAACTGGATCTTTTACATATTGTCCAGTTGAGTATTCTTCGATGATTTCATCGGTCTTGTTATACTCACCGTATTTTTTGATCATGTCTTCTTCATAGAATTGACATGAGCATTCAACGATGCATTCTTCGGGTCTATCTAAAAGGATTTCCCTTTCAAGATCCGTAAGTTTGATTTGCTCCATGTTAGTTAATAGAAATTAGTTAACGGAAAAAGGGGAGGTTCGAGTTAAAAAGCATATTCCTCTGGGGTCGCTTACCCATGCCCCCTCATAAAGTAGTGTACAACATAATGCAACACTTGTCAAATAATTAATTAATCGAAGGCATCTCTTCTCTTCCAAATTTCTACTTCTGTCTTGCATACTGGGCATGATGCATTGGTTAATACTGAAAAGTCAGGGTAACCTATCATTCCTTCGTCAATATCTACATCACTTCCGACAATTAATTCTTCATTACCGCACCAATAGCAATTCATAATAAATTTAATTGTTCAATAATTTCAGATTTAATAATTTTTTCTTCTTTTCTTTGTATTTCATAGCAATAAATATGTTTAGGCGGTTTATCTATGTATTTTGCTGTGCCTTCCTTCAATGCTTTTTTAATTTCATAAGTAAATGGTTTGTAGTTTTTATTATCATCAACTGACCTTATCGCCTTGTCATGATATATTTTTTTGTTATATAAAATTACTTTACTTTTGGCTGTATAACCTTTGTGTTTAAAATTACTAGCTTTATAAATAGTTCCAGAATGATTATAAAAAGGATCAGCATAAGAAATTATAATTTTATATTTAGTAAATCTTTTTAAAAATTTAATTGTTTTTGCAATAAAAAAACTTTCTGTATTTTTTTTAGTATCATCAACGCAACATAATCTTTTTAGTTCTATTACTTCATCTTCACTTTTGCCGTACTTTTGCCATGTATTAGCCATAGACAATGATCCGTAAATAATTGCACCTAATAATTGATTTTTATAAAATAATCCAAACACGTTAGAAATATTTAAACCATTTATATTTTTAGAATAATGCCATTGTTCTATAAAATTTCTTACTTCTTGTATAGAAACAGGTTTAACAATAAAATCTCGAACATTAACATTACTAAAATTAGTTTTTGGTTTATCTAACTTAAATAATGTTTGTTGATTCATTCCTCACCAAAAATAATAGAATATGGGGTGATATTTAGATTTAATTCCCATGCCTTCTCAAGTACTGTCCGTTGAATACTGGTAGGTACTAACCCTGATTTTTTCCATTTTGAAATACTACCGCAATGCCTATTAATTTTTCTAGCCATAGGGCGGATTCCTCCGAATTCCTTTATACAATGTTCAACTGGTGTGAGTTTCGCTTTTTCCATACCTCTATATTGGCATAAATGCAACACTTAATCAAGTAATTAGGCAAAAAAAAGAGGGTAGTTAACCCTCAGTTTTAGTCTTAACGCTGTACTCTACAGTTTCCCAGACATCCATAAATTGTACTAGCCATTCTATGTGTCGCACTTGCAACTTGTCTCGGTGTGGAGCATTTAATAAATCTATAGCTGATTTATTAGGTAGCTTGTGCTTTTTACGGTAAGTTTGAAAAACTTCTACAAGCCATAATTTTTCGTTAGTTAGTGTCATGTCAAATAAGAATTAAGAATAAAAGTAAATAAGGTAATAGTGCAAAAACCATAGGTCTATCCATATACAAGTGAGTCAAAGGTCATTATCTGCAATATAGAATCTGCTATTGAAGCATCAATAAGACTAAGGTCGTTAGTCGCAAAGGCTTCAAATATTTCGCAACAATCATGTTTATTTAAATCAGTTTTACCAGAAATAATTTTTTCTATGGTGGTTAAAACATCTTTAACTTTAAATAAATGTGTGTCTTCTTCTATATCTTCTACTGTTATAGGACTATCAAGAGTTAATTCTTTTAGCCATATACAGCAGCCTTGATACTCATAATCTTGACCTGACTTGATGTATGTAACACCTTCGTCTTCTTCTACCTCTATATTGCCTATAGTCACATCTGTAGCCCAATTAGTTGAGCCTTGACCCATAGTGCAAAATAAATCTTTTAAGTCTTGCAAGCTAATTTCAAATTGATAGTTGACGTTGCAAGTGAATTTTGGATTTGCAATAATAGTTGTCATTAGTTTGTACCTCCTATCATTTTTAATTTGATTGTTTGAGAATTTTCGACAAATCTTGTTTTGTGATTATCTGGATGCTCGCACCATAAAGTCTCATACTTATCTATTTCATATAGCCATTGTGATGATGGCATATTTTTGCTATTACCATTGAGGTAATTTAATTTAGAAATAATTTCTTGAATAGTCATTTAAAACTCCTCCCTTTGGATTGAGTCTTGTAAACTTTCAAGTTGTCCTTGATCTAGAAAAGTTGTGAATTTACAAATTAGTTCGCATGGTGTTAGATCTAATTCTTCTAACTGCTCGATTAATTCAATTCTCAAATCTGAAGTTTGGCGTGTTTGTTCGTATTTCATTGTTATTATTCTCCTAAATATGAATTTACTAATGAGTTGTACTCAACTGAGCCATCGACAAGCTGTTTAGGAGTAATTGCAGATACTGTAGAGCTAGACATAAAAGCATTGATAAATGCGTCTTTGTTGGCTTTACCTTTTACATCTCTGTAATCAACTCCTAGCATTAAGTCAGCGAATACTACGAAAGCACGTTTACCTTCTGCCTTGGTACGCTTAAGCAATCTTGAATAAGTACCTGCATGAGTCATAAACCATAAGCTAGCTTGCTCTTGGATTTCGCTAGGTGTGAATGTTTCCATGTGTTGTTAATTTAAAATTAGTAAGTGACGGATCGCTCGACTAGCGACCTATTTATTAGTGTTGCAATAAGTTGGTCATATGTCAAGTAATTTATTTTAAATATTGCAATTTACTTAAAAATTTCTTATATTTTATTTAATTTTACTAATAAAATTTTATGTCACTAACAGCAGTTAGACCCAAAAATATTGTTGTTGGTGTCTCTGATACTGGCCATCGAGTGGGGGAAGATCACCCAAACCATAATCCTCGGATTACTCAGGTGGTAGTTGATGCATTACGAGATCTAAACGAAGAAGGTATTGGCTACGGCTGTTTATCTATTATGTTTGGTATTTCTCGTGGTTATATAGCTCAAATTTGCCGTTATGAAAAACGAATCTCCTATGCAACTCGCTACAAAACAGTTCAAGCTAGGTAGGCCAAAAATTAATTTGAAGGCTTCGCCTTACAAAGAAACCATTGAAGAAGTTTTGTTTTGGATTTCATCAGGGCAAACTTTAAGAGCTTATTGTAGACAGAAAAATAAACCTTGTTATGCAACTATTTATTCTTGGATGAATATTCCTGATTGTAATGAATCTGAAGAGTTTTCTAAACGCTTCGCGTGGGCTAGGGAGCGTGGGGCAGAAATGATAGGAGAATCCATTCTGGAGAGCTTGAACGAACCGCCTAGGATGATTGGTGAAGATGATCCAAGAATAGACCCTGCGTGGGTGCAATTGAAGCGAGTAAAAGCGGACGTTACACTTAGGCTTTTAAGCAAATGGAGCAGCCGTTACAGCGATAAAGTTATAGGGATTGATAAAGCAGATATAAACGTGCAAGTAATTACTGGAGTTCCACAGTAGGAACGCAGTCAAAGATAATGTGCCATCTGTCCTCCTCTGTAGAGTTATTCTCGGCAGAATGAAGGACTTTGTTATTGAACCACCAACACTCGCCCACTTGAAGGTTTAGTATCCAGTTACCACTAGTTAAGAAGCAATGTTGATTGCTCCTAAGTACGATATGAAACCTTTCATAGTGATTAGCATATGTTCCCTGATCAATATGTCTTTCTACTTGTTTAGTAGCCTTCAAGTTAACTATCAGTACCCTTCCCATGTCTTCGACTCCTAAGTCCTTGAGGATGGGCTGTAGCAACGGTACTAATGCTGACTTGAGGTATTCCATACTGGGGTAGTCATAGCTTCCTGTATCCCAAAGAACGTAATAAGGAGACATCTTCAACGCACCTCGACAATAGATAGTTTCGGTATTTTTGTGCGGACTTTTACTAAATTGCTGTCTTGTTTCAATCTCCTTCCATAACTCAGGCTTGGCATCCAACAATTGAAGCAATGGTTCTACGTCTAGCCCTTCGGCTATGCATTTAAAGTGATTTGTAAGGGTCATAGTCAATCTTTTGTGTGGCTTGTTTACGTCTTTTGATGTATATGTCCTCTGGTTGTTTCTTAGCTACTGGAAGGGCAAATGTAAGGGCTAGTGCATCAGCTAAATCTGGAGACCCTGCACCCTGTAATCTCTTCTTAATCTGATCCTTAGACTCAAGGACTCGTCTACCTACGTTGTCATACCAATAAATTGGTGTTGCTAGTTCTTGTTTTAGAGCTATGTCGTTAGGTATTGCACCGCCTTCTTCTACCCATTGTTTCATTAGCCACCACATCTCACTTCTGCGGTTGATGTATTGATCAGGCTTCATAGCTTTACCACCAAAAGGAATCTCGATAACGTCATACGACAACTGCCTTAATCTGTCGATTACACCACTACCTGCCCCTGCGTCACAGAACACAGCATCAGGGTCATGTTCCTCTATCAGATTGGCAACCCTTGTTGCTAGTTCCATATTGTCAATACCACGATATACAACAGGCTTAAATGCTTGTCTCCCCTGCCTACGGAATACAACAGAACGATCATCCCCAAACCTTGCAGGGTCAATGCCTAGCACTACAGGAGATAACTTTACATGATCTGCTTGATATGTTCTTTTAGCTGCATCTTCGGTATCTGCTAAAGCTATTAACTGGTCATCACCCTGTGCCGAAAAGTCGCATAGATACTCACGAGCAAAGGAAGTCTCACTCATGTCTCGTTTAAGACGAGTTACTTCATTTGGATGCAGGGAATCAGTATCAAATACGGTATATCTGGCAGCAGTCCAATCTTCCTCATTCATTGCCTTGTAGTACAACTCAGAGAATAAGTTAATACCACTAGGTGTACCAATAAAGATAGACCATCCAAGACGGTCAGAGAGTGCAGGTTGTACGATATCTGTCCATAGTTCGTTTTTTAACTGTGCAACCTCGTCCATAACTATGCCATCTAGACGTAGACCACGCATAGCATCGGGATTGTCACCACCGAATAACCTAATAATTGCCCCATTATGTTTAAATTTTATAGATAATTCACCCTCATTTATTTCTATAGCTGATCTTTGTCTTAATGGTTCAATTTTTTGTTTTAATCTAGCCCATGCGATGGCTTTTGCCTGACGTAGAAAGGGAGCAACGTAGACAAACATGGATAATTCTTTGTCTGTCTTCATAGCTTTGTCTATTAGCTCCATGATGGCGAGTTCAGTTTTACCAGAACGTCTATGTAAAGCGTAAACACTAAACCTTTTTTTGTTTATATGACATTGACGCTGCCATTCACGAGCCGTATAATCCAGACTTACTTGCATTAATTAAAATAAGTTCCAATAATAGATATAACCATTATATCCCTTATGACTAGTGTGACCGTAACTGCTGATAGTACAGCTACTGTTAACGAAAGTAGAGTACCTAAAACAGAAATTAGACTCTGCACGTTAGATGAATTCAAGGTATTAGCAGAACCATTGTTTGAGGAGCATTACGAAGAGATTGCTCGTAACAAACAAGTAATGAAGCTAAAGCCAAATTGGCCGATGTATGAATCGGTGGACAATAACGGATTCTTGTTTATTTATCTAGCAATGCAAGGTGATGTTTGTATTGGTTATTCTATGAATATCATCATGCATCATTTTCATTATGCAGATCTAAGAATCACCCAGAATGACGTTTTGTTTGTCAAAAAAGAATTTAGGGGTGGACGATTAGGTTTGAAATTGATAAAGGTTACAGAGGATCACGCAAGGTCTGAAGGCTGCAAATTGATGTTATGGCACGCTAAAGAACACACCGCTTTAGCTAAGTTGCTACCAAAGCTAAAATATGGTGTACAAGAAATCATGTATTCTAAGGAGATTTAAAAAATGGTAGTATCAGCCATTGTTGTAGGAGCAGCTACTGTTGGATCACAGTTATATGCATCGCATCAACAAAATAAACAACAGAAGAAACAGTTAGCATTACAACGACAAGCTAATGCTGATGCTAAACAGAGAGCAAAAGAAGCATCAGATCGTGCTGATATTGAATTTAATAAAGCCAATAGAAAAAGAGCAGATGTTAGTGCGTTAACTCAAAAAGAGGAACAGGCAGCGATGGCAGGCCCTGCCGGTACATTACTTACTGGAGTACAAGGTGTAGACACAAAAAATTTAAACTTAGGTGGCAACACTTTATTAGGTGGTTAAATAATGAAAACAAAACGTGCAGATTTGTTAACCAGGTGGGGTCACCTGAGAGCAGAAAGAGCTACATGGTGGTCGCATTGGCAAGAGATTACAACATATTTGTTACCAAGAAACGGACGTTATTTTGAACAGGATAGAAACAAAGGTCACAGAAGACATAACTCGATATACGACAATACAGGTACTAGAGCGTTAAGAACATTAGGTGCAGGCATGATGGCAGGTGCGACATCCCCTGCAAGACCTTGGTTTAGGCTAGGTACGGCTGATCCAGATTTAAATAGATTTACACCTGTTAAGTTATGGCTTAATGACGTAACAGAGCGTATGCAATTAGTGTTTCAGAAATCTAATACATATCGCACATTGCATAGCGTGTATGAAGAACTAGGAGCATTTGGTACAGCAGGTTCTATAGTTTTACCTGATCCAAAGACAGCAATACATCATTACCCTGTAACAATTGGAGAATATGCAATAGCTACAGATTATCAGGGCAGAGTTAATACTTTGTATAGAGAATTTCAAAAAACCGTAGGAGAAGTTGTTAGAGAGTTTGGATATAAAAAATGTTCAACGTCCGTTAAAAATTTGTACGACAGAGGTTCATTAGATCAATGGATCACAATTATTCATGCGATAGAACCAAGAGATGATAGGGAACGTGATTTTAAAAAGAAGGACAATATGAACATGGCATACAAATCTTGTTATTTTGAGCAAGGTGGAGATGGCGAAGATGTATTAAGAGAAAGTGGATATAAAGAATTCCCTGCTGTAATACCTAGATGGGGCATAGCAGGTGGTGATATTTATGGTAATTCACCAGGTATGGAAGCTTTAGGAGACATAAAACAGCTACAACATGAGCAGTTACGCAAGGCACAAGGCATTGATTATCAAACAAAACCACCATTGCAAGTACCAAGCTACATGAAAAATAGAGATGTAGACAGTTTACCTGGTGGGGTTACGTTTATTGATGGGCAACAAGGCAAGATAGAGACAGCATTTAACGTAAATCTTAATTTAAATCACTTATTAGCAGACATACAGGATGTAAGGCAGCGTATTAATAGTAGTTTTTATGCTGATTTGTTTTTAATGTTGGCAAATGCTACTGATACAAGGATGACAGCAACGGAAGTAGCTGAACGTCATGAAGAAAAACTGCTTATGTTAGGTCCTGTATTGGAAAGATTGCATAATGAATTGCTAGATCCGTTAATAGATAATACATTTAACAGAATGTTAGAAGTTGGATTAATACCACCTGCACCAGAAGAGCTACAAGGTATGGAATTAAACGTAGAGTTTGTATCTATGTTGGCACAAGCACAACGTGCTATTGGTACAAACAGCGTAGATAGGTATGTTAATAGCATGGGTATGGTTGCACAAATGAAACCAGATGTACTTGATAAATTAGATTCTGATGCATGGGCAGATGGATATGCCGATATGTTAGGTGTAGATCCTAAGTTAATTGTTGCAGGTGAAAGAGTAGCTAAGATACGTCAGGAAAGAGCTATGGCACAACAACAAGCAGCAAAAGCGGAAGCAGAACAACGTGCAGTTGAAAACGCAGTAAAATTAAATAATTCTAAAACTGGTGATCCATCTATGATGGATATGATGAACCAGTTTAGTGGTTACAACTCACCATCACCATTGGAGGTATAAAATGGCAGATCCAAATTTTACAAAGATGTCACCTGATTTTAAAAAAAGGTATAGAAAAATGATAGAAGAACACAACAGACAGGAACAAGAAAAAAAGAAAAACAAATCTAAATTAGAAAAATTTGCAGATACATTGTATGGAGGTAAAAAATAATGGCTGATCCAAAAAATATTATTCCTTCAAAAATAAAAAGAAAAGCAGCAACATTAGAAGCCATGAAAGAAGGCGGTATGGCAAATAAAAAACAATTAGAAGAATTAGAAAAACTTAAAAAACTTTACCCATCAATGTTTTAGTTATGAAAAATCAAGGATTATGGGCAAACATCCACGCTAAACGCAGAAGAATTAAAGCAGGTTCTGGTGAACGTATGCGTAAACCAGGTGAAGAAGGAGCACCAACAGCTAAGGCATTAAAAGATAGCCAAAGTAAAAAGAAGAAAAAAGCATAAGGTGTGACCGTAACCCAGTTATTGCTAGGTATATTAAGTCATGAGTGAATACAATCCTCTCGACCTCAAGAGTCAACAAAAATCTAAAGACAATAAAAAGTCTGAAGAAAGAATTGACCGCCAAAATGAAGAGTCGGACATCAAATGGCTGATGAGCAGCAAGAGGGGTCGCAGATTAATCTGGAGACTTCTGGAGCAAGCAGGTGTTTTTC